ACAGAAACTTATTCGGGACCTGGACTTTCAAATCATACGATTATAAACAGAACAACCGAGGTTACAAGTGTAACCGACACCACAAGTATCTTCCAGCAATAATTCTATGTCTAACCAACCTTGCGACTGCCCCTGCCACACTGGCGGAAACTGTAGGGGGTGTAAGTGCAACCGCAGCTCCAGTAGCAAATAGTTCAGGCTCAGTTACCAATCAAGCTATTCAGGTTTTACAAGGACCGTATATTACTAACACATATGGTGCTGGAATTCAATGTCAAGGACCCACTGTTAATTTCACACCGTATGTAACAGGATCTTTATCTCAACAACATCCATTTCAAGATGAATATTTTGATAATGTATATGACATGAGAGATATGGACGAAGATGGAGCACCTGACAATCCTGGCTCTGTATTATATCAAGTTCCTATTAGAACTGGACAGAAAGATAACACTAACCTTTCAGTAGGTTTTAGTGCTACATGGTCTAGACCTTTGGATAAAAAATTACAAAAGTTATGTAAAGATGCTGCTGCAGCAAACATCAATCTCATGCAGCAAGTCAATGCCAATAAGCGCCTGGACTTTGAGATAGCTCGTCTTAAAAATTGTGGAGAATTAATGAAAGCAGGAATTCGTTTTACTCCTGGTACACAGTATTCAAAAATTTGTGCTGATGTACAGGTTAAAGGTGTAAACTTTATGGTTCCACATATTCATTCTATTCCTTCAACCAATGCTAGTGATCTTGGTCTTCCAATAGAGACAGGAGAGATGAAGAAGTAACTGGTTTAGTTTCTTCTTTCTTACGACCAATAGTTTCAGTCAGCATTCTTTCTTTAGCAATGTCATTGTACTCATCAGAAACATCAATACCAATGTAGTTTCTACCAAGACATTTTGCTGCTAATGTTGTTGTCCCACTACCATTAAAAGGATCAAGGACAATACCATCAGGAGGACAGAAGCATTCAATCATATCATATGCAAGCATGTTAGGAAACACTGCTGGATGTTGACTCTTTAATTTACTTTCACCACCACAGGTATTACCAAAAGTCATAACAGTACCAGGACACTTGGTAGGATTGATCTTCACTTTGCGAGATCCAGTCCTACCATTTTTTGTTCTGATGTTAGCTCCTGTCATAACCTTACCACCATGCTTAGATGGAATCTTGATAGGTTCTTTATCGAAATAGTTTGGACGCCTACCCTTCAAGAAGATAGGCATGTATTCATGGTCAACACGAAATCTTTTCTTCCACCATGCACCTTCAGTTCCTTGTCTGTTGTAGATATTACATTCAAACAAACGGAATCCTATGTTGTCACACCAATCGACAATGGTACGAAATGACGTGAGAGATTTTGCAAAATCCTTAGTAGAATCTTGTGTCACCATGACACACATACCACCATCTTTTAAAACACGAAAGAGTTGTTCTCCAAGACCATGTAGATTGAGTGAGTAACCATTATAATCCCTGAGTCCATCATAGGGAGGGGAAGTTAATACAAAATCAATACAACCATCAGGCAGTGTCTTGAGATATTCAATGTTGTCAGACGTTACGATGATGTTTAGATTCATTTAGATTTCTTGTTCTTAAGTGCGTTGTTGAAATACTCTGCGTTGTCACCAATCATACCAGTGCCAGTGTTACAGAGTTTGCATAGGTATCCACGGAACTTCTTTGTCTTATGGTCATGGTCACATTGCCATGGTCCATTAGTTCCAGCAACACCTTCAGGGATGTCTTCTCGTTTCTCATAACATATCTTACCGCACTGTGGACAAGGAGTCAAGTACGCTGGTGCTGGATTCTCTTTCTTGAGTTTGGCAACGATAGCAGATTCTTTTCTGGAACAATCTTTGCAGTTTGTATTGACACGCAATCTCATACCGTTCTTCTTGATACGAGTACGGTAGTGTTGAAAGTATGACGATGGTAATTTTCGTTTACATACAGAGCAAGTACAATCAACATCTTCAATGAGATGTTCATCCATGCATTGATTGCATATTGTATAGAGAGGGAAACCTAGGTTGGATTGTATAAAATTGTCTGTGTCCTTTTTGCAGCAAGCACAGGTGGTCATTTTTTAGGTTTGAATGTTTGTCTTAACAACATGATAGCACGATTTCTGGTTCTCTGCTCGTTTATACGCTCGGAAGTGGACAGTGGTTTAACTGTCTTACCTCTGATCGCTGCAATTTTTTTAATAATTTTCTTGACTGTTGGTTTGACTACCTTCAATAATATATCTGCCAAAGGTTTTGCTAACAGAGCAGACGTTGTAGCGATAACAGCAATACCTGCAGTGGTTGTGATAGCTCCTGCTGTAGGTATTGCTTGGATAATCTGATCTGGTATGTTAATACCTTCTTTAACTGGTATACACTCTTTACCTACGAGTCGATAGTTTACAATCTTTTTAGTTCCACCATCCACTAACGTGCCAATAGGTTCTTTCAATTCCTGTGCCTCTGTAGGGCACTTCACTTCAACTGTGTTGACCTTCTTTGGTACTTCAGGTGATTTCACCTCAGGTGGTTCTGGTGCCCTTACAGGAGGCACCTGTGCCTCTCCTGAGAATTGTAGTTCATCCGCATTATAATCAATGGGATTAAATGATGGTGTCTGACCATCACAATAAACCCTCACACCTTTAGGATCATCTCCTTCCAGCATGTTATTTTCATTCACCTCATGTGCTTCTACACATCCAGGAATGTCAACAATAGGTACACCAATTTGATTTGTTATTGGAACTGGTACTTGTAATGCTCTGGGTGGTTCTAACAAATAATCAGGAGTGAAGGGGATACGAATGATATCAATATCCCCTCCGTTTAATCTAATATCAGGTATGTCCATCAGCAATCATTAAATACAGTACCAACTTGTGAACCTAGTTCTGATCCTGCTTTCTGTCCTAGTAGCAGTGCCCATCCACCTGCTAACCAACCCACATAAGGGATGCTAGCAACCGCTGGAACGGCAAGACCAGCAGCGATGCTAGTTCCTGCCATCGCACCTTGTGACCGTGCTCCAGCGTCCGCGATCAAACACTCTACTTCTTTTGCAGACTTTCCCTCTTCACCTGTTGCACCTCCTAGATTCCTGGTGCCCTCACGAGTGAATTGATCTGTCCGCCATTCACGGCGACTCTCTGTGCCGCCACCAAAGAATCCTTTCTTGGTAACATCAGAAGATAAAGATCTTTGTGATTCTAAAACCTTAGGATCGTCAGCACGGAATTCAATTTCATAACCATCCTTACCTGCCTTAATTCTATAAGAAGAGTAAGGACCACGAGGGATGTGAAATGTAGGAGGTTGGAGCACAGGTTCAGGTTCCTGCCTGAAAACATATCCAAGCAGACCTATGTGTGCTACAACAAATACTCCACCAACTGAAGCGGCGACGATCTTAAGTTTATTCATGGTTAGAATGGCATAGTGGGACTAGGCACAGCAGGACCAGTCATCTCAGGGACTACTGGAATAGCAGCATCTACCATTCCTGGTAGTGCTTCTGTGATTGCTTCAGTGATAGCAGCAGTTGCTTTCTCCCTAGCACCTTCGATTAATGTATCCTTTTGAACGTAAAGATAAGCACCACCCCCTAAGACAGCTAAAGAAACTAAACCAGATAATAACGCGACACCATTAATCAATTTTTGCATCTTTCTTCTCCACTGTAGGTGCTTGTTTTGGTTCGTCATCTTCCTTCTTTTTCTTGGAAGGCATGACCCCGAACGTAGCTAATGTACCAGTAAAAACACTGGCGATAAAAGTTGGATCAATATTTTTCTGAGGAACGCCAGGAACAGTTACATAATTAAGAGTCAGAATTGCTGCTGACCAACCAAGAATAATAACTCGGACGAGAGTTGATACACCCTCATCCGCCCACTCAAATTTGTTTTCCTTTTTGGCTTCCTCTTTCTTTGGATTATCCATAAGTAAAGAGTTAGGCATCTCTATTTATCAAAACCATGCCATGTTACCAGCAACTGATACTCTAGGTTCATCAGTTCCATAAAAAGGATACACTAAATGGTTCATCTCAGCAGGGAAAAACACCATGATACCTTCCATCTGCTCACCCATAGGATAGTTAAATGATTTCCTGTGTCCAAAAATATTTACATACTCAAATTGAAAACATGATACACATTGACTAGTAGTTTTACTAGCGAAGGGTAACTGCAACTGATCTCTAGTATCAACAGGCATCTTCAACCATATGACAAAAGAGAATGCACCGAAGTGTACGTGTGATGGATTGAACTCAGTTTGATACTGCCAGTTCACCCAGAGATCATGTAGTTGTAAACTTGCGTCATCAGATATCCTACTAACCATTTGATTTGGTTTGTAATTAAACTGTTCGCGATACTCACTCGTTACGTTATCCATAAACGAACGAAACATATCAGTAGGATCCATCTCCAAACTACTAGAGATGTTACCTGCTAATTTATCTTTGGCATCCACCTTTGCGAGATCAACCATACTCCACACATCTTTCATGATGTCTTGTGGTACACGAACTTCTAACCACCCATCTCTGATAGGTATGATAGGTCTAGATTCAAACATAATAAAAAATAGTTGTTTATATTATAGCAGATTATCCTACAAGATAACCACTAAAATAATTTCTTGGTGTTGATCCTTGTATAGATCCGTTGTACCACACACGGACAGTTTGTCCTACGGTCATGTATACTCCAGCACTGACAGTTAATTGATTTTTTAAAACTGCATGATTAGCACCAGCAAACTGGAGTTCAGTGGCGGTGCCACCCCCAATGTTATCTCGTAGTAAATTCAATAAGTAAGATCCGCCAGAATCATCATTATTACTGGACCATATTCCACAACTAAACCAATAGAACCCAGCAACAGGAGCAGTAAATCTCCCAGTAGAATTATTATAATGACTTCCGTTATTACTATTAATAGTGGCAAAATTATAAACACTATTCGTGTAATTAGTAAAATTACTTAAACTTGGACTACCTTGTACCGAGAAATATGGAGTATTTGGTTTTGTTACATAACCATCAGAAGTTATATTAACTCTTGTTTGATCATTGACACGGAAAAACATCGAGTCATCGTTATGCATATACCCGATCATTCCAATGTTTCCATCAGCTGGATCCGTAAAGAAGACACTGCTTTGCCCAGTAGCACTGCTTTTTATTTCAACCCCCGAATTAGATGCATCATATACTGACAATTGCCTGGCTGGGTCAGTATTATTGATGCCAACATTACCAACATTAGTACCAAAAGTTTTCAAAATTAATCCAAATGTTGTCCCATGTCTTAGTCCTATGTAATCTTGTCCGCCGCCAGCTCC